GTGCAAGTTTTATTGGATTTGAATGACATGCAAGAAAGTTTGAAATCAAATGGCTATACAAATCGTAAATTGGCAACACGTTTCAAAGTAACTCATACAACGGTGAACAGTTATTTTAATAAACAAGGAAAATTTGATTTTATGCATTTGGTGGACGCGCTGAAACTATATAAACCTAAAGATATTGATTTTAGAAGGAAATGCATCAAAGAGTGTATACCTACATTGTCACATAAAAATTTAAAGTTAGCGTTAGAAGTGTTAGATATGTTCGGAGAATATGAACTTCAAGATGCAGTAATGCAACAAATAATGAGCTTTAAAACCGATAAAGATAAAAAAGAAAAGAAAAAAGGTAATTCGAAAACTGTACGGGTAAATCTGAATTTGGTTCCATTATACAAAACATTACGAAAAAGAAGCGAAAATATTATAACTCCTAAGATGTTCTTTGAAAAAGTTGATAAAATGAGAAAAAGTCAAAAGTATACAGATAATGAACTGGTAATAATATCGGTACTGAATACAATATATTCTTTTTTTGATCTAGGTAATTACAAGATGGTTAATGAATATATTCAACAATTATTACCTGACATTTTGGGAATCAAATGTCATACCTTAAGAGATTCGCTTCTATTAAGAATTAAGGAGATGAAAATTTTCGTTACACTTCACGAAAATAATTTAGAAGAATCACGGGAATTATGTTTTGAAATCATAAATGATCAGGCTAATTGTTATGTCAGCACAAAAGCAGTAGCATATTGCAAAATTGGAGAAAGTTATGTTTTCTCTAATTATCAAAATGCAAAAGAGTACATGGAGCAATCACTAAACGTTATTGGAGATCCTGTGAACAAGAAGTTAGAAGTAAGAAGAGAGAAAGTACTTAATACCCTATTATTTTTAAGAATATATCATAAGAAAGATTTAAGTACCATTAACCTAGGAAATTTAAATGATGCCGAAAAAGCGTTTTTATATGTAAGGCTAGGTGAAAATCAAAAAGCAATTAAAATATTGCGAGCTTTACAAAATAAAAATGGGTATCTTAGTAGTTTTCAACTGTATTATATGGGGCTTGCAGTTGGAGGGGAAGAAGGGAAAAAGTACCTAGAAATGTCTATAGAAAGTTTTTCTAAATCAGGTGATTTTTTCTATATTTTTCTACCGAAAACAGCCTTGGAATGTTATAATCGAATTATACATTAAAGGTGGTGAAACACTTGAAAAATAAGCTTGTAAAAATAGTTATAACTATTGCTACTGTAGCTTGTCTTTCTATCACAGCTTTTCAAGTGACAGAAAAAGATAAGGTGCAAAATGCTAAAGAACAAAAAACAACTCTATACATGATTGATCCAGGCCCCGGAGGCGGATAATTAATATAATATTAGAAATGACACTATCAAATAGATAGTGTCATTTCTGCTTTATAGGGAATGGAAACATTTTGACTGAAACGACAAAAACTTTCCACTAAAAAGGTTTACATATAATAAACGGGATGTAGGGGGAAATTATGATGATGAAAGAAGAATTAGCAAAGGAATTAATGGCGAAGTGGTTGTTAGAGAATAAGGGGACTAAAGCTGAAGAGGTTTTAAAAGAAATCACTACTCATACATATACAGAAACAAAATTAAAAGAAGCTAACTAAGTGGTAAGCTTCTTTTAATTTTGTTTTTTAGTGAAATTCACGTACATTGCAGCTTGCTTCCAAGCATTTTCTTGTTCTTCTTTAGGAAGGTCAGCTACCAATTCCATAAATCGTCTAGCCATTTCATTAGCAGTTTTGTCTTCTTCTTCAGTTAAACGTGGATCTGAAGATCTTCCTAATAAATAGTCTGTTGAAACACAAAATAAATCAGCGATAGAGTTTAATAAACTCATACTAGGTTCAATTCGGTTATTTTCTAAATGTGAGTATGTTGCTCTTGATATGTTTAATACGCTGGCTACATCGCCTTGCGTACGCTTGCCCCTCAGTTGTTTTAATTTCTCTCCAAAAGTCATTTTTAATTTTCCCCTCTCAGTAAATCCTTAATTACATTATAGATACAAATTTTATCACTTTAAACCCCTTTTCACAAAAATGATAAAAAATTTATAAATTTTGTTGACGATAAAAATTTTATCATTTATACTGAAGTCAACAAAGAAACGCGAGTTGAAATGGAAGGTGGTTAAATGAATAACATCTTAAGAAATGAAAGGAAAAAGATGAAATTCACACAAAAACAATTAGCTGAAAAGGTTGGTGTTTCAACGGTTTATGTTCGTAAGATAGAAGGCGGATATATACCGAGACCAGATATAATGGTTAAGTATCAGGATGTATTTAACATGAGTGTGAAAGAACTGTTTCCTGATTATTTTTCGGTATTTAATGATAAAAAATTTATCATTTGAATAAAGGAGGAATAGAAATGGATTCGTTACAAGTTTTGCAAAATCCAGTAAGCGAGTTTGTTTTTACAGAAAAGAATAAAGTAGTTACGGATAGTTTGACAATGGCTCAAATGTTTGGGAAAGAACATAAAAATGTAATGCGAGATATCGAAGTCCAACTAGAAAAATTATTTGAGGCGAATGAAACAGAATGGGGGCAGCTCAACTTTGAGCATACCCAATACCAGCATTATCAAAATAAGCAATGGTATCCAAAGTTTAATCTTACAGAAGATGCGTTTGCGATTGTTGCAATGAGCTACATAACAGCAGAGGCAATGAAAATGAAAATTAAATTTTTACAAGAGTTCAAACGGATGAAAACATTTATTCAAAATCAGAAAAAGAATGCTCCTGAAAATACATTCGATCAAATTCAGCTACTTGCTTTAGGAACAACAAAGATAAATGAGCGAGTTGAACAATTGGAACAAACAGTTAACCAACGTATGACAGTTGACTATAGTCAACAACAAGCAATAAGAAATGCATTAAATCGAAGAGTGTACAAGCTTTGGGATGAAGGGACAATTAATCAAGTTGTTCATGACAGTAGAAAGAAACTTTTCTCAGCAGCATGGAGAGATGTGAAGTCAGCATTTGCTGTAAATAGTTATTGCAACATCTTGCAGAAAGATTTCAACGAAGCAATCTCATACATAAATGCATGGCGACCAAGGTTAGTATGATTATCTATCTTTAATATAATTTGGCTATTTTGAAAGGAGCAGAACGGAATGGGATTAGATCAAATCATTAAAGAATCAATTCGCGAAGTTGTCCGAGAGGAAATTCAAGCAGCATTAGCTTCATTTCAACAACAAGCACAACCAAATAAAGTAATGAGAGTGAAAGAAGCGGCAGCTTATCTAAACATAGCAGTTTGTCGTGTGTATGAATTAGCAAACCACCCACAATTTCCAGTAATTAGGGATGGGCGAAAACTACTTTTCCTACAAAAAGATTTAGAAGCTTGGCTTGAATTACAAAAGGAGGTGATTTAGTGGAAGATACAACATCGTTAGTTGTATTCGCAATGTTTATCGCATGCAGTGCATGGCTACTATACATCACTTACGAACCAATTAAAAAATGGGCTTGGAGTGACGTAGTACAAAATGAAAAGACCCACGGCAATGGGTCCTTTAAGAAAAAAGATTTATTATAAGTATACCACGGTAAGTCAGGAAATAGAACATTAGTTTTACGCAAAGGAGTGAAGGGCATGAACAACAAGGTATTACAAATAGGTCAAATAAATTTTCGTGGCAATGTTATAGACCATGGATGGTTTAAGACACTTACGTTAGATAATGGCAAACCTAATATTGTTGCAATTACTATCTTAGGGGAATTCGTTTATTGGTATAAACCTACTGAAGTAAGAAATGAAGAATCTAGTCAAGTTCAATATAAACAAAAGTTCAAGGCAGACATGCTTCAAAAGAGTTATCAACAATTAGCCGATTCATTTGGATTTACAAAAAGGCAAGTAAAAGAAGCATGTGACTTTTTAAAAGAACGTGGTCTTATAAAAATTGAATTTAGGACGATTGTTGTTAACGGAACAAGATGCAATAACGTTATGTATGTTGAACCTATACCCGAAATAATTCAGAAAATATCCGTTATGTATTGGGGAAACGACACCCCTCCTACATTGAAACGTAATAGCCCTATTACATCAGAAAGTAAGAGGGTCTTACATTCTAAAGGAACACCCTCTTACGATGAAACGGAGGAGGCTCTTACATTAGAACGTAAGACAAATACAGAGATTACTACAAATATTACTACAGAGATTACTACAAATATAAATGATGATGATAACGCTACTTCGTCTCAGAAATTAATTGATCAAGAATTTAAAATCAGTTACAACTTTTTACTCAAACAGGGAATTCCATTAAGTGAAATTGCAATCCAAGAATTAGGTGAGTTTTGTGACAGATTCGGTAATGAATTAATTACTCACGCTGTTAATAAAGCAATTGATGAAAATGTACCAAAATGGAGATATATCCGCAGTATTTTAAGTAGTTGGGAAAAGGCAAAAGTAAAAACACTAAATGATGTCGCTGCATTAGATAATCGATTCGAAATGAGTAAGAAAAACAATAAACGTACTGGTAAAGTTTACGTAAAAAGAACAGAAAATGTACCGGACTGGTTACGGGAACAAGAAGAACAGGAGCCAATACAGCAACCTCAAAGTGATGACAATCAGAAACGTTTTGCTGAGATATTAAACAAATATAAAAATACTAAAGGGGAGTAAGGTATGAAAAACACAGGCGTTACAAGAAAAGTGGATGAGTTAGGGTGTGTAGTAATTCCGGTTGAGTTACGCAGAACTTTGGGGATTGCTGAAGGTACAGCATTAGGATTTCATGTTGAAGGGGAAAATATCGTTTTAAGAAAACATGAAAAGTCATGCTTTGTAACGGGTGAAGTTTCTGAATCAAACATGGACTTGCTAGATGGTCGGATGTTTTTAAGTAAGGAAGGTGCAAGTAAGTTGCTGGGCGTCATTGAGAAGAGTGGGATTGTAAATGCCTAAACAACTCAATATTTTCGATGTAGAACCGGAAATTTGTCAGTTCGATGTAATGAAAGCGAATGTGAAAAGGGGAACTGGACGCACTACATATGCAGATGTACGCGTTCATGTTCCAAAGAATGCAAAGTGTACAGATGAGTTACCATGTAAAACGGAACCAGATGATCGTTATGAATTATTTGAACAATACGCAATAGCAATTTGGCGATATGAGCGATCAATTGATAGTTCATGTAATTGGGAAACCGCAGAAGAACTGTGTAAGGCAGCACGAGATAAAAAGGAAGATATTCCAGTAAGGATTTATTTAGGAAGTGGCTTCAAGCCAGACGTCGTTAAGTATATGAAGTGAGAAAAAGGGAGAGGAACATATGAAGAAAGAAATCGATGTTAGCAGCAACAAGCTTTTAATAGTGAAGGACGGAAATGTAACAGCAGTAAATCCACCAATGAGCGGATTTGGTGAGCAAGTCGCGGTTTGGATAAACGGTAAAGTTGATCGTGTGGATACTAAGTTCACTGAAAAGATAAAATAATCATTTTTAGAAAGTAGGTTCGCTTATGAGTGTAGCAAGAAATCATGAAGCGATGAAAGAATCGCGTTTAAAAATATATATCGCTTTAGAAGAAGCTAACTTCATTTGGGATGAAAGAGATGTAATTCGTTTTCGTGAAATGTGGAATCAAGGTGTGAGTTTACCAGAGATGGCAGAAGAACTAAGGAGACACCATGCTGAGGTTGCGCTTCTAGTAATAGATCAGGCTGATAAGTATTTAATTGAAAATCGTCCGAAAGGATTAGGAATTTGCTAAATAGGAAGGGGAAAACAAAATGAACTTAACTAAAATATTTGAAATGCAAAAGGTGTTAGATACAAGAATCGTTAAGGAACATGGATTGGAAGGGAAAAATTTGTTTTACAATATGATCCTTGCTCTACAGGTTGAAATTGGAGAACTTGCAAATGAAACAAGATGCTTTAAGCATTGGAGCAATAAAGGTCCTAGTGAAAAAGAAGTCATTTTAATGGAATATGTAGACGGATTGCACTTTATAGCATCATTAGGAAATGGTATTGGATTTAAACCTGAAAAGTATAACTTAGCAATGTTGGAGCTTAAATCAAGAGTTTACGCATCAAATTCGTTAGTCAATCAATTTAACAATGTATATGAAGCTGTATCGGAATTTCGTGCAACTCAAGATATCGAACTGTATGAAGAGTTATTATACTCCTTCTTAGGATTAGGTAGAAAATTAGGATTCACATTTGAAGAAATTGAACAAGGCTATTACAAGAAGAACGAAGTAAATCATCAACGCCAGAATAACGGGTATTAAGAGATGAAAGGTATATGCATAGATGTAGACCATTCAGCGCTACTGGGAATAAATGAAGAATATTTTTTATTCCCAGCAAAGCCAAATCATTACTTTGTCAGCAAATTTGATCGTAAAGAATCGCATTTTGGATGTTATCCAGCAGAGAGATTTCAAGTGGTGGAAAAAGAGGTTTGGACACCAGAACCGCAAGATAATACACCTAAATTAGATAAAAGTTTATTTTATAGAGCGCAACTGATTTGGCGAACAAAAGGTTATAAAAATAAACCGCTTAAGGATTACATTATAAAGCCTAAAGGTAATCATTGTTTCTTCTGGCATGATCGTGAACGCAAAAAATTATGTGGATGTTTTCCAATACATTGGTTTGCTAATTTTGAGGAATTAGCAGTAGAGCGAGAAGAAGTTAAAGAAACAGCAGAGCAGGTACTTGTTTCATTGTTAGAAAGACCGGGTGGGCAACTAGCATTCTTTTAAAATTTGAATTTTATTAAGAAATGGAATGAGGTAGTTAGCTATCCAGGGATATAGAAATTCCAGAAGAATAAAACAATTTGTATAACTGAATGGTTAAAGCAAAAGATATACAAATGTCATTTATTATACAAGGAGAAATATGGATGAGAGACATTCTATTAGTGATACTGGCTGTATTTTTAATATTTATAGTCATACCTCTTGCTATATTTGTAATGAGTTGAAACCAATTAGAACAAAAGCATTAATTTATTGGATTGTTATAAGTTTTGATTTTGTGTAAATATACAGAAATGATTGAAGATAAACCCTGTACTTTCCTACTATAGAAAGTACAGGGAGCTGAGTTCTTGGGATGGTGAACACCAGCGAATAAATAATAACATGAGTATTTAGAAAAAACATTGAATAAATGTTTACGTTTTTTCAAATAACAGTAAATTGGTTTAAGACGAACAAAATAGTTATTTTATAACCAAAAATAAAAGAACCCGTTTGTTATAAACGGATTCTTCACACAAGGTCTGCAAGAAATTCAAGGTAACTGGACCAGAGCACCATATAGAATTTCTTGTGATATTAATGTATTCAAGGAAGTTTAAAACGTTAATAGTAATTTAACAAAATTCTTATTTTAAAGCTAAAGAACGCCTTGTGGAGCGCTCCTTATGCCTAATTATAAATGCTTATGTTCGTTCTTAGATTCATTTCTTGCTTGGAGGAATAAAATGCTCTTAAACAAAGTTTAGATAGACAATACAGCCAATAATTACAATATAATACATCGCACAAAAGAAGATTAAAATGTATTTTAATGCCTTGTTCATATTAGTACCGTCCTAAAAGAGAATTATTTGGATTTTAATATGGTGTGTAAAAAAAAGTGCATTTATACAAGGGACGGGTAGCTAGTACAAGTAAAACAAAATCCTTATTTGGACGCATAAGAAAAAAGACAACATCCGAAGAGGATTGTTGTCTCAACAAAAGTGAAATTTTATGAAAGAAAAGAGAAGATACAATAATATATGCTTGTCCAGTTTAAATGTGAAAAGATTTTAAAATTAAAGAGCGCCTTCCAAGGCGCTCTCTGACCAAAACTAATATTGAAAAAGGATACCCAAGATATTGTATGTATGGTTTTTAGATAGGTGCAGTTTTATAACAAAATCGTTATTTTAATTAAAAGAGCAGCTAGCAAAAGCTAACTGCTTGTTAAAAAAGAATCCACTCTAGGTTATTTACTGCCAGAGTTTCAAGAAATAAATGATTAAATTAATTTAATTTTTCAATTACAATCGAAGCATTTATATTTGTTTGTGTTCCACCTGCTAAAGTCTGCAGAGTAACCGCAGCAGCGGAAGTATGATTATTAAGGGTAATAATATCACCTGCGGCTAAAGAGAGAATTGTTTGCCCATTGTTTTGCTGAGTTCCTGCACCTGATCCATAAACTGCGTTGGTAACTGGAGCACCATTTAAAAAGAGCGTAAATTGATTAGGTTCAACTCCTGATACAGAAAAAGAAATCTTATAATCTCCTGCATTAAGAACCATTAATTGAGAAGTTCCCAGTGTATGAGTAAAACCAGATGTCATTCTACCATGTGAATTAAAAAGAATAGGTGCTTCTAAGGCAACAACTTGAGCTGCTGTATTGAAAACATAAGCATAATGAGATAACCCAGATACTGTAAGACCGGTAGGCCCAGTAGGTCCGGTAGCTCCAGCGGTTCCTGGTAATCCAGTAGGCCCAGGAATGCCTTGGATGCCTTGGATACCTTGAAGCCCAGTTGGGCCAGTCGGGCCGATAGGTCCAATAAGTCCCGGATTACCTTGAATACCTTGGATACCCTGAATTCCAGTCGCCCCAGTTATTCCAGTGGGTCCAATAGGACCAATAGGCCCCGGATTACCTTGAATCCCCTGAATCCCTTGACTGCCTTGAGGTCCAGTGGGGCCAGGAATCCCTTGGATCCCTTGGATACCTTGAAGTCCGGTTGGTCCTGGTGACCCAGAAGGTCCAGTGGGGCCAGTCACTCCGGTTGGTCCTGGTGGTCCCCCAGAAGGTCCAGTGGGGCCCGTTGGTCCTGGCGGTCCCACGGAAGGGCCGGTAGGTCCAACAGCTCCAGAAGGTCCAGTTGGACCTACAGAACCAGGAATGCCAGGAATCCCTTGAGGGCCGGTCGGACCAGGAATCCCTTGAATCCCTTGAATGCCAGGAATCCCTTGAATGCCAGGAATCCCTTGAATTCCAGTGACCCCTGTTATTCCAGTGGGTCCAATAGGACCTTGAATGCCAGGAATGCCTTGGATGCCTTGGATACCTTGAATTCCCGAAGGTCCAGTTGGACCAATAGATCCAGAAATCCCAGGAATCCCTTGAGGTCCAGAAATACCTTGAGGCCCAGTAGGTCCCAGGCTACCTTGAATTCCAGTAGGCCCGGTAGGTCCCCGAGGTCCACCTGAAGGTCCGGTAGCTCCAGTAGGTCCCGAAGGCCCAGTAGCACCGGTTAATCCAGTAGACCCGATTTGGGGCAACGGAAAGGCACATGGAAATGGGATGTGACATTTCTTTTTAAATTTACTCATTTTTATACCTCCGTTATAAACTAACTAGTCAATTTATATTTATACTTTAACAACTTATGAGCAAGCAGACATATGGGTGTAAGGAAAAAACTATAACAATCATATGAAAGGTTTTAAGAGCAAGCCTCTATTTCACATTCCAAACCAAAAAGAGCACCATATATAAGTGCTCTTCTGACCAAAACTCTTAATGTAAAAGAGTATGTGATACCAAATGTAATTTTTTTATGGACGTGAAGTATTTGAACAAAAACGCTATTTTACACAACAAAGCAGCTAGCTGAAGTAGCTAACCGCTCTATTGTACAATTTTAGAAGTTTCACTGGATACAGATATATGTTGTAACAAAAAGTTACAACTATAGTATAAGTGAATATCAAAATATTATGCAGGAAAGAAAACTAAATTAAAACTTCATTTTGTACAACAAAGCAGTCAGCCTAATTGGCTAACTACTTGTTGTATAAAGGAAAATTAGGCCCTACAAGTAAATGATATGTAACTTTAAGTTACAGCTATAGTATAAGCAGAATTTAAAATATTATGTGGAAGTGAAAATAATCTTAAATTTTAGAGCAAAGGGGAGTTGGATAATGGAGTTAAAGGAGTACGCCATTTATAAGGGTGAATCGCTAATATGTATCGGAACTATACAGGAATGCGCTCAACATTTGAGCGTACTTCCTAAGACAATCCTTTTTTATAAAACACCATCTTATATAAAGAGAGTAGCCAGCAGAAAGAAAGCGCGTAATTATTTAACTGTTACAGCGTTAGATGAGGATTAATACAAAAATTTCATTTTGTAGAAATAAGTAAATTAAAAAAGAGCACCATGCATAAGTGCTCTTTAAGATAGGAGGTAACACTTTGAGCTGGGTCTAGGTTAGAAGTATATGGTGTGAAAAAAGAAATAAGACCTGAATTTTATTATTAACTCAATATAAAAGAGCAGTTAGCAAAAGCTAACTGCTCGGCCCAAGGTAATAGACGTAGAGTGGGTATTAGTAAAATCGGAAGTCGGCTATTCACCAGCCTGTTTACAGTGTAACCAAGATTTTTAAATGTATTCCCTCTTTAAAGACCTTATTCAAACGGTGTTCTTTAAAGAGGGAGTGGAGCAATGAAAAAGAATACTTTTCCTTTAATATGAGATGAATTTTTAATTCTCAATAAAATATGAGCATTAAGACAAAAATGTGTAATTAAAAGAGCAGCTAGCAAAGGCTAACTGCTCATCCAAGGAAAACAGAGAAAAGATTACCATGTATCTAAAGTATTGACGAAATATTGAGTTTTATTCAGGGTTGGTTCCAAAAAAATGACATGCCACCAAAATATAAAATTATTAAAAGGACAATTACTATGAAAGCAATTAAAGAGATTTTCTTCCAGGGATTTTTCATTAGTAGAACTCCTTTATGAAGAATATTAACACTTTACCGGAATCTGAACAAAATAATCCTTTGAATAGAAAGTGAGGTTAGGAGAATGGCTAATTTAAAGAAACGGAAAACAAGAAAAGCGATTGCTCGTCGTGCGAAAGACGTAGATAAATACCAAGTTAATAAAGCTTGGAGGAACATATTTGTACAAGCAGGTATTATCAAGTAAATGAAAATCGAATATCGTCCGGCTAGAAAACTAGAGGACACCAATTCATTAAAGCAGCAATTATAGCTGTTTTATGAATAGGTGTCCTTTTTATTTTGAAAAGGGAGATGGGGATATGAAGGTGCTAAAGGATCAGCTATGTGAGTGGAAAAAGCAATCAAAACAAGCAAAGAAGAAAGGCAAGAAAAAGCGAAAAGAGAAATTTAGTACTCGTGAAATTGAAGAGTTAATGGGAGTTCATGGACCACGTTATGAACGTAGACGTGGAGCATTAAGACAAAAATAATAATAATGGAGGAATTTAATATGAATAAACAACTATCATTTAAAATGCCAATCGTGGATGGGAAAAGAACAAAACAAGAAATTGAAAAAGTATTTATTGAGTATCGTACATACTTAGCGACAATGCCATGTGATATGCTGCCAAAAGTGACGCCATCATATTCTATTGTTCCTCCATCAATTACAAACGAGTTTAATAGTTCAACTGAAAATATTGCAATTGAAAGAATTGAGTATGAACAAGAAAGAAGTAAATTTATGAGTTGGTTGTATGATGCTGTGAATCGCCTAAGAGATGATGAACGTGAGGTAATCGTGAAGTTTTATATGGAAGATGACATTGGATATGACCCAGATATCTGGATGGATTTAGGTATAGGTAAAACAAAGTATTACAAGTTAAAAGGTCGTGCGATATTGCGTTTAGCTTTTAATCTAAAGAAAGAGGTATTTCAAAAAACACGTAGACAAAAAGAGGGGCAAAGTGTATGAACATTGTACAGCCAATTCGAGATAAAGAAATAATACAAGAAATAAAGGAATTCTATAAGAAACAGAATGAGAGGAACTACATTCTGTTTCTTCTTGGCATTAATACAGGGTTCAGAATATCGGATATATTGCGTTTACGTGTTAGGGATGTTGAGGGATGGAATATCGTAATACGTGAAAAGAAAACTAGGAAGATCAAAGATGTGAAAATGCCTTCAGAACTGAAGAGAGCTATTAGGAATTATACAGAAGGAAAAGCGAAGAATGAATATCTGATTAAGAGTAGGAATGGAAAGAATAAACCGATTACTCGTACGATGGCTTATGTAATATTAAATCAAGCTGCAGAAGAATTTGGTTTAGATCGTATAGGGACTCATTCACTTAGAAAAACATATGGATATCATCATTACAAACAATTTAAAGATGTAGTTGCCTTGCAAAAGATGTTAAATCATACAGATCAGAAAGAGACTTTAAGATATATAGGGATTGAACAAGATACATTAAATGATTATCAGAGAAAATTTAAGATATAAGAATATATTTTAAATGGTAACTTATATTCTCAATATTTCGGTTATTTAGTTGCCAAAAATAACCGAAAAGGGTAAAATAGTTGCAAAGGGTAGAACCTTAAATTTAAAATGAGGTGTTGCTTATTATGGATATCGGTGTGCCAATCGATGTGAAGAAATTTATTAATAAAGAGATATCTAAAGGAGTCAGGAGACAAATTGTCCCATTGATTCAGCAAGCCTATGAATTAGTGGATGCTTCCATAAAAGATATTTCTTTTTTACAATGGGCTTTAGGGAAAAAGCATATAGGGTATCTTGACAATATAGCTGCTCAGTTTACCTTATATGAAGCAGCAAATAAGGGCATACTTAAGGACATTACAACTCAAATTGTACCTAATAAAAACAAATCAGCTTACCATGTCGAACTGCAAACAGAGAATGTAGTTATTACAATAAATAGAGTGCAAAGTAAAGATAAAACAGCGAGAAAAGCGATGTACAGATCTCTGTTACAAAGAGACAATCAGTATTATATTAATTTTGATAAACAAGAAATTTTTGAGGAACCCGGTTATTTAGAGCTTACACATCATCAAATTAATAGAAGGGTTGCTTTTGTAAATTTAGGAGTTCCTGATGGAAGTGGAAAATGGTTTAGTTGTATTGATCTTACTAAAGAATTACATCTAGTTGGCACATCAGAAGAAGATAAACAGAAGAATGAAATTTCAAGAGAACAATTAGTTAGATTTAAAAATTTTGCCCAAGGAGTGCACGAAAATGGGGGTAAGAATTAACGTAAATAGATCCTTTTGTCCTGATAAGTTAAAAGAGGGCCGCGAATCAAGAGGATTAACAATAAGAGAACTGTCAGAGAAAATTGGGTTGAGGACTCATCAAGCTCTCTCCAAATATGAAAATGGTAAATCAATACCGCCTGCTGAAGTTCTATTAAGCATCATGAATATATTAAATCTTCCATATGATTACTTTTTTGAAGATGGATATAGGCAAATAGAAAAAGAAATTGTGTATTTTAGAAGTAAAGCTAATGCAACAGCAAAGTTAAAAAGAATTCACGAAATCAAGATATCATGGTTAATAAGTATATTTGATTATTTGGAGACCATATTAGAATTTCCAAAATCTGATCTTCCAGAACCAAATATAAACCATCAAGAACACTTTATGCCTACAGATTTTAATGATATTGAAAATATAGCATCTGAATTAAGAAGGCAATGGGATTTAAATGAGGGGCCGATTTCAGATATTACACATTTATTTGAAAAGCATGGAATAGTAGTAAGTCTGATAAAATCTGAGAACTTTGCAATAGATGCTTGTTCTAGGTGGATTGGAAATAAACTTTTTATACTTGTTGGTAATGAAAGGTCTACTCCTTCAAGAATAAAGTTTACCTTAGCGCATGAATTAGGACATTATCTATTACACAAACATGTAAAAAAAGAAGACTTTAATAAAAAAGAAGTTTATAAGCGTATGGAGGATGAAGCTAACTATTTTGCATCTTCGTTTTTAATGCCTGCTAAATCTTTTTCAGAGGAACTTATTAGTCATACATTAGATTACTACTTACTTTTAAAAAAGAGATGGCAGATTTCTATACAAGCTATGATATATCGTTCAAGAGAGCTAAATATAATAAATGATTATCAAGCAAGTTATTTGTGGAAGCAAATAGCGAAAAAAGGTTGGAGAACTCAAGAGCCGTATGATGATTTATTACAAAGTGAATCACCATTATTATTAAAAGAAGCAATTGATTTAATTATAGATAATCACGTTAAGACGAAGAAACAACTGTGTGAGGAAGTTAGATTATGTCAATCAGATATAGAGGCTATAGTAAATTTACCTATAGGATATTTAGATGAAAACAAAGGAAAAGGAACGGTTATTTCTTTTAAAAAAATTTAAGCATGAAGATGAAAGGGATGGAATAAAAGGTTTGTAATTTTATTCCATCCCTTTTTTATCGTGTAGATAATTCGGATTTATATAAACGTAATTAAAGTTGAATGAAATTTGTGTATAAGTTTGCTTTTTTCAGAATTAGCTACAAAAGAAAAGTGTCAAATTCATTTATAGCAAGTGTGGAAAAGCTTGATAGCTCTAAGAAGAAACGATAAGGACTAATTTAACACAATCTAGTTTATAGCTAATTCAAATTGGGAGATTTATGATAATTAATCGTCAATAAGAGATAAATATGCTGATAATTTGATAAAATATAAATAGTAATTTGAGAAACTTTTTGGGAGGAGAGCTATGGATATTCAGAATTTTATGGAACAAGCAGATGCGCGTATTGAAAGAGCAGATGAAACAGAAATTAATGAATTTTTAACAGAATTAGAAAAACTACTTGATACCAACAAGGAAGACCCTTACATATTATGTAATCTGTATTATGCAAAAGCAAATCACTTAAGTGCTTTAAAAGAGGCTAAAATTAATAAGGATGGTCAAGTACTAATCGAAATTGGGGCGCTTGAAGAATTACATGAACAATCTATTTACTGTCTTAGAAAAGCTTTGGCACTTAGTGAAAAGCTTGAAGAGGTAGAACCAGAGTTTAAAGCTATGATGCTTACTAATCTAGCAAATGAAATAAGTCATGTAGGAAGATTTGTTGAAGCTATTGATATATGGGACAGTGCGGAAAAAAATTTAGGTAGTTCTTTTCCAATGGCGATTGGAAATATGGGTCTTGGATTAACGACATATGCTAATTACCACTATGATCCTGGACATGCACATTTTTTACGCAGAGAGGCATTTTATAGATTGCAATATGCTGTAGAACATAAAGAGCTTTTGCATAGTGAATATGCCTATACTATTTTTAAACAATATAAGGATAGAATTCAGGAAGTTTATCCGGATGAGTTTTTAAAGAACAAAGAGTTGTACAAAGAGAATGATTATAATCCAGAAGAAAAAGAGTATAGAGAATGGTGTTTGGACAATAAGTTGTTTTTAAATCCATTAAATGATGTAGCGAAGAGTAGTATAGCAGACCAAGATATATTGGGGCTTCCGACTATTATAGTATCAAAGGATCAAAGGTATCCAGTATTTCATTCGTATTTTAATCAACTAAAACAAGAATATGTAACGGCAAGGTGGTTTTTATATGATTCTTTGAAATATGAGATGCATTTCTCTGATAGTCAAGTAGGAATATATGATACATTAGATAGTCAAATGTTTGGATTGTCAGTTCAAAAATTAAAGATTGCATTTAAATCAACATACTCAATATTTGATAAGATTGCATATTTTTTAAATGAATATTACAAAATTGGTATACCAAAGAATTTTATATCTTTTAAATCAATTTGGTATGAAAATTTACGAGCAAATAAATTAAAAGTTCGTAAGGAGATTAAATTTCAAAAAAATGGTCCGTTGAAAGGCTTATATTGGCTATCTAAGGATTTATATTATAAAGGTGATATTGACTATAGAAATGTTATAGAACCTGATGCGCAAAAATTAGATGAGATTAGAAATCATTTGGAACATAAATTTTTAGACATCCATTTTCCTTTTTATAATATACAAGGTGATAAGTCGTTAACAGAAAGTATCAACGAAGACGAATTGTATGAAAGAACGATAAAATTACTTAAATTATCTAGAGCTGCATTAATATATTTATCACTTGCTATTCATATTGAAGAACAAAATAGGAAGGAAATGTATGCAGGAAAAAATATACATCGAGTTAAACTTGATTACATTGAAGATGAAGATAAAAATAATTTATCACTGTGAAATTATTGCGAACTATTAGCGGACAATTTGCGAACTATTTACGGACACGTTTTGTTTTTTAACATGATATATTTGTATTGTGAGAAGTGGCGGAAAACACAACTCATAAAATTTCTTTATAATATATTTTTCTAAACGGCTTCATTTTGACGGCACATAAAATCCGAAACCAGCAGGGATGGTAAAGATTGAATGTTACCGTTAATAAGGAGAGCTTTTGCTCTTCTTCCAGTCACTTAATAATGTTGGCACAGATGAATGTAACAACATTAGGTGACTGGGAAAAGAATAAAACTTCATGTACCGTATTCAAAACATAAATTAATAATTGAGAAAAAAGCATCCATTCGGGTGCTTTTTATTTTGGAGGGATGAAGGATGGACTTAACGTTAGACGGATTATTAAGGGAACTGAAAGAAGATAGAAAACAAGAATTATGGATTGTTAGTAGTAATTTAAAACAAGCGGAAGAAACTTGGAAAAGAATGAAGTCCCATTTTGAAATAGATTATGTAATGCCACGATTTATATCTAATAACAAATTTTCTCTGGATGGTTTGAATCCAATGGATGCTCAAATAGTTTTGTTAGATAGATGGTGGCAAAATATAAACGCTGTACAACTTCTTAAACACTTTATCCCGTTATCAAGACAGTGCCGTCAAATTAATAACATTTAAAAATCGAATTTATTAAGGAGTGTTGAATAATGAAAAAACAAAATACTGTTTCAGCTCACATTGATATTGATACGGCAGAAGCAAAAGCGAATATTGAAGAACTTACATTAGCTATCAATGAATGTGTAAGTGCATTCGAGAAGTTAGAAAAAGTCATGAACAAGTATACAGGAGGAGTTGAAACTGTTGAATTATATTGTGATGGCGAAGTCATAGCTCAAACGGTAGTTTAAGATAATGACTGAAAACAAAAGCAAACAACAACGAAAGTTCTATGATAAATACAAGCGGGATAAAGAAGCGAAGAAGTTCTACGACAGCACAGCTTGGCGAAGATGTAGAGAGCTGGCACTGATACGAGACAACTACCGTTGTCAAGAATGCATGAAGCATGATCCATTGATACCAGTACCTGCTGATGTGGTTCATCATATCAAAGAAAGAAGTGAATGTCCTGAACTTGCATTAACATTAGATAATTTAATTAGTTTATGTAATGCATGTCATAATAAAGAACATCCTGAAAAGGGTGGAGGGAAAAAGAAAAATAAAAGAAAGATTCAGTTCGTAAAAGTAAAAGCGAACAAAGAATTCATATAGCCCCCCTCTTATTATTGTTCAGAGCCGTTTCCACCCAGACCGGATGCCTCCTTCGTGCGTAGCGCAAGTGGTTTTTCTAAAGGGGGGTAAACCTCAAAAACAGAGGACTTTTATTTTTGAGATAACAATTTTTATCCATAAAATGTAAGTGAGGTGATATCGTGGATAAAGGATTGAATGAGAGAAAACCACCTACCCATTTAAAAAAGGTAGGAAAAGATACTTGGATTCGTATTTGGTCTGTTTTAGAAGGTGAAGGAAAAGCTGATATCAATGATCCTATTGTAGTTGAAACGATTGCTTTCAGTTATCAAATGTTTAGAGAGATGGCAGCTAATGTTAAAAAAGAAGGGCTGACAATGGAGCATACAAATAAAGCTAATGCTACAAATCTGACTAAGCACCCTTTGATATCAGAGATACCTAAGTATTTACAGCAGATACGTCAATATTTAGGGGAGCTAGGGTTGACTGGGGCAAGCCGTAAAAAGCTTCAGGAAGAGCTAACTGGAGACTCTGATGATGATTTCGACGACTTCTAAGCCATCTGAAATATCCAAGTGGTATAAAAATTGGCGAAATGAACAGATAAAGCATTTTTATATTTTGGTAGATTCCTCTCCTGAACTAAGAACAACTTGGTATGCAGAACAAGTTGTGAAGGGAAATATAAAAGCTAGTAAGAAAAATATCTTGTCTTGTCAACGTCATCTAAATGATTTGAAAAGACAGGGTACTGAGGAGTTTCCTTGGATATTCGATGAAGAAAAAGCTCACCGGCCTATACGATATATCGAAAAGTTCTGTCGTCCGTCAAAAGGTGACTATAAAAGGCTAGTTCTACAACCGTGGCAGCACTTTGTTATAGGTTCTTTGTATGGATGGATTCATAAAGATACAGGTTACAGGCGCTTTCGTGAGGGCCTTATTTTTATTGGACGTAAAAACGGAAAAACAACAATGATTTCTGGTTTGTCTAATTATGCTGTAGCTAAAGATAATGAGCCGGGTGCTCGTGTTTATGTTTTGGCAAATACAAAACAACAAGCTGGAGAATTATTTGATGAAAGTCGTGCAATGGTTCAAAAATCACCCTTTCTTCGGAAACATTTACGCGAAAATCAGAAAGGGATTTTTCATGATAAAACTCATTCTAAAATTGAACCTCGTGCATCAGATAGTAAGAAATTAGACGGATTAAATACACACCTTGGTATTTTTGATGAAATACATGAATTTAAAAACTTTAAGTTAATTAATGTAATTAAAAAATCACGTGGCGCACGTAAACAGCCAATGATTGTTTACATCACTACGGCAGGGTATCAACTTGAAGGACCACTTGTTCAATACTATGAAATTGCAACCGATGTTTTGGAAGGGGTTATCGATCAAGATAGAAAGTTTTATTTCATGGCTGAAATGGATAGTGTGGATGAAATTGAGAATCCTGAACTATGGATTAAAGCAAATCCTAATATGGGAGTTTCACTAGACCTTCCATCGCTTATTGATGATTGGAATACAGACAAACATACAGATGCTGAAAAGAATGACTGGATTACAAAACAATTTAACATCTTTGTTGACAATGACGAAATGTCCTTTGTTGGCATTGAGATATTAAAAAGGAATGAAGAAGTTATTGATATAAAGGGATTAGCTGGTAAAGAATGTGTTGCAGGTTATGATTTATCTGCAACAGAAGATTTTACAAGCGCTTGTTTAGAGTTCCCTTTAGATGATGGAAATGTTTTTGTACTATCTCACAGTTGGGTTCCGCAGGCTAAAGTTGATCGTGATAACGAAAATATTAGTTTTAAAGAGTTTAAAGACAAAGGTTGGCTTACTATTATCCCTGGTGAGTATGTGAAATATGAGTATGTGTATGATTGGTTTGTCGAGCAATCCGAACAATATTTCATAAAGAAAATCACTTATGACCCAGCTAATGCCTACCGTTTAAATGAAGATTTGAAAGCGTACGGATTTAAAACCGAACCAGTTCGACAAGGACATTTAACTTTAAGTCCAGCATTAAAGGATGTAAAAGAATTGTTGTTGGATGGAAAAATAATCAGTAATAAAAACCGTCTTTTCCGTTGGTATATGAACAATGTAAAACTTGTGGAAGACAGAAACGGGAACTTTTTACCATCTAAACAGAGTAAATATCGAAAGATTGATGGCTTCGCAGCGTTTCTAAATGCTCATACAGAAGTAATCCCCATGTTATCTCAATTACAAGGTGATGGAAATATTGAATTTATATCAGTTAACGATCTTTTTAAATAGAAAGGTGGTGAGAAATTGAAACTGATTAATCGTTTTAAAGGAGCGATTAAAGGAGCATCATTGGGATGGAAAGGTGCTGGATATAACTTCACTTCATGGTTTGGAAGAAAGTTTTGGGGTATTGATAATGCGAAGTTAGCTACAAATGAGACGATTTTTAGTGTGATTAGCAGATTATCTAATACGGTAGCATCTTTGCCATTAAAGCTTTATAAGGATTATGACACTGTTGTTAATCAAGTAGCTGATGTTGTAATGAATGAACCTAATCCAAACATGACCGGATTTGAATGGATAAATAAAATTGAAGTTTCAAGAAATGAAACTGGAAATGGATATGCAGCTATCATTCGTGATATTCGGTTTCAAGTGGAATCATTAATACCTATTGAATCCGCTTATGTAACACCTTTTTTAAATAAGGATGATAATAATTTGTGGTATGAGGTACGTGGGATTGAAGGTACGTATTACATCCACAATATGAACATGTTTCATGTCAAACACATCACAGGTATTTCAAGATGGAAAGGTATTTGTCCAATTGATGTTTTGCGAAATACTCTTGAATATGATAAGGCAGTACAAGAATTTAGTTTGTCAGAAATGCAGAAGAAAGATAGTTTTATTTTGGATTATGCGACGCAGGTAGATAGTGATAAGAGGCAAAAAATCATTGATGATTTTAAACGATTTTATCAAGAAAATGGTGGCATTTTATTTAGAGAACCCGGTGTAAATATTGAAGAAATGGAGCGGAAATATTTCGCTTCAGACACGTTAGCATCAGAACGAATTACACGTTCACGAGTTGCTAACGTTTTTAATGTTCCAGTTACATTTTTAAATGACACTGAAGGACAAAGTTATAGCAGTAATGAACAGTTGATGATTCAGTTTGTCCAAATGACTCTAACCCCTATTGTTCGTCAGTATGAGCAAGAAATGAACCGTAAGTTGCTAAATAAAAAAGAACGGCAAGAGGGACATTACTTTAAATTCAACCTTGGAGGCCTGTTAAGAGGTGATACAGCTTCAAGAACAGCTTATTATCAAGCAGCGATTAGGAGTGGATGGTTATCACAAGATGATGTGCGCCAAAAAGAAGACGAGCCACCTGTTGGTGGTAATGCTTCAAAATTGTGGGTAAGCGGTGATCTATATCCAATTGACATGGAGCCGACTCAACGGAAGGGGGTGAAAAACAGTGGCAAAGAACAAACAGAATAAGTTTTTCAAAATGAAAGCATCTGCCAATGGTAATACGGCTGATGTTTTTATTTATGGAGAAATTACAAAGTATGCATGGGAAGAGTATGGCGAGGTATCGTCTATTACTTTTAAAAATGAACTTGATGAATTAGGTAATGGTATTGAAACGATTAACCTTTACATCAATAGTCCAGGTGGATCTGTCTTTGAAACAATGGCTATTATTGCAATGTTACAGCGACATCCAGCGAAGGTTATTTCCTATATTGATGGCATAGGTGCTTCTTGCGCATCAGTATTACCTATGATTTCAGACAAAATCATTATGTATGCTAATTCAATGTTGATGGTACACAATGCGTGGACATATGCATCAGGAAATGCTGATCAGCTACGTAAAGCAGCGGATGACATTGAACGTATTAACAAATCGATGGTGCAACACTATTTAACTCGTGCTGGCGATAAGTTAGATGAAGGTATATTAAAACAATTACTAGATGCAGAGACATGGTTATCGGCTGATGAAGCTATGGAGTATGGACTTTGTGATGAAATTATCTCAGCAAATAATGCCGCAGCATGTCTAGATGAAAAGTGGATGCATGAATACAAAAATGTTCCACAACAATTAGTAAATACACAAGCAAACATATCACCAAACGAAATATTAGAACGACAAAAAATTGCCGAAGAAGCGAAAGCTAACGCGGACTATATAAACACAATTTTAGGGGGAATTCATTAATGAAAAATAAATTTCGATTATCTATTGGTAACTTTCAATACTTCTCAAAAAATACATTGTTTGAACTAAAACAAAATTTATCTACTATTGGTCAACAACTACAAAAAGTAGAGAGTGAGCTTTCTCAGAAGGCGATTGATCCATCCGCAACCATGGAGAGTCTTCAAGTGTTACAGCAATCCAAGAAAGACCTTCAAATGCGTTTCAATGTAATTAAAGAACAACACGACACGATGGAAGCTGAACAGAAAGCGCAATTTCAAATTCAAGCTCAAACTCAAAATGGTTTGCAATCTATTGAAGATCCAAAACAAAAGGTAGTTGCAGCGAAAGCAGAATTGGTTCGAGCTACAATTCGTGGAGGTACCTTATCACAAGAAGCACGAGCAGCTCTTGGTGATAAAAATTCAACAGGTGGAGAAAAGATTCTTCCAACTACAATAACGAATGAATTATTGCATGAACCGTTTGTTAAAAACCCATTAAGAGATGTATCTACATTTACAAGTGTGACTAACCTTGAAATTCCTAAGGTTACTTTTACATTAGATGATGATGATTTTATTGCTGATACAGCAACAGCAAAGGAATTGAAAGCAGAAGGTGATGTTGTAACCTTCGGGCGTAATAAATTTAAGGTGTTTGTACCTATTTCAGAGACTGTTTTAGCAGCAACTGATACAAACTTAGTACAAACTGTAGATCAAGCGTTAGAAAGTGGTTTAGCAGCAAAAGAGAAGAAAGTAGCATTTGCTACAACGCCTAAAGCTGGAGAAGAATCTATGTCATTCTATAAAGCTGGCATTAAGTCAGTTAAAGGTGCAACTTTATATAAAGCTATTAAGTCAGCAGTTGCAGATTTACATGAAGATTTTCGTGAAAATGCGACTATTGAAATGCGTTACACAGATTATCTAGAAATAATTGAAACACTTGCTAATGGTAGTGCGACTTTATATAATGCTCAACCAGAACAAGTTTTAGGGAAGCCAGTTAAGTTCTGTGATTCAGCAGTGAATCCAGTTGTTGGTGATTTCCGATATTCTCACTTCAACTACGATCCAAATATGATTTATGATCGTGACAAAGATGTAAAAACAGGTATTGAACTATTTGTTTTAACAGCTTGGTTTGACCATAAGATCAAACTGAAATCAGCATTCCGTATCGCTGAAGTGCAGACTACACCCTAATCCTCCCCAAGGACCAACAGGGTTGAAAGTTGATTCTACAACAGTAACAACGGCCAACATTAGTTGGTTTCCTGTTGTGTATGATGGGGGCATTAAAGAGTATCAAATACTTCGCAATGGAAAACAAGTAGGGACATCAGTAACAGCGACCTATAAAGACACAGGCCTAACTGGTGATACAACATATTCTTATCAAGTGAAAGCAGTTGGGAATAACGGATTAAATTCTCAGTTAAGCGTTGAATTATCAGCGAAAACCAATGCTTCAGGATCATAGGTGATTATATGTTAGAGCTATTAAAAAGAAAAATGAAAATCGATGGAAATGAAGAGGATACAGATATTCAACTTCTAATCGATGGAGCAAAAGAATCCTTATTGCAATCTGGTGTTCCTGAAAGTGAAAAGGCACTATATAAAATCGCGGTAATAACGCATGTTTTATTAAACTATGAAAATCAAGATAAATCATTAAATGTCCCGGCATTAAAGCATTCATTAGAAACCACCATATTACAATTAAGGGACTATAATTACGGTGATAATCATGAATCCAAGTAAATTAAATAAACGAATAACAATTCAGCAAGAAATCACAAATAAAAAAGATGAAGAAGGGAATCCAGTTCCGTCAGAATGGAAAGATGTTGTCACTGTTTGGGCGAGAGCAAAAACACCATTCGGAAAGGGATTCAATTATGAAATATTCACTGGAAACACCGAAAATGCGGTTCGCACAGTGAATTTTTTTATGAGATTTCGTAGAGGAATTGATACGAAAATGCGCGTCTTATATGACGGACGTTTATTTGAAGTTAGAGCTGTTATAGATGTTGATGAACAGCATAAAGAAATCTGTTTAGTGTGCGAGGAGAGATCCATATGGCAGAAGTAACGACCTTTGGAATCCAGGAAGCTATTCAGCGTTTCGAAGCATTGGGAAGGAACGTAAAAACAGTTGAAAATACGGCGTTAAAAAAGGGCGCTGAAGTAATGAAAGATGCATTAAGGGTAGAAAGTCCGGCTAGTGCATCTCCTAAACCACCTTCACCTAAAGAATCTTGGCGAACAGGAAAGCATGCAAAAGATGAAGTGCTTGTTGGTAAAGTGAAGAATCGAAATGGAGTCAAATCTATTAGTGTGGGATGGGAAAAAGATGATAATTCTCCACATTTTTATATGAAATTCCAAAACTGGGGGACTAGTAAAATGCCACATCCACCACATAAAGGATTTATAGAAAAGACAGTAACACATACAGAAGTAAAGGCGGTTCATGAAATGAGAAATGTCTTTGCGGCGGCGTTGCATATCGTATGAGGTTTCTAGAAAAAGATGTGCTACGTGCTCTTACGATTCCTTTTATTGTGGAAAAGCTAGGTGGAGAATACATTTATAACATGGTTCGTGGCGATGACGAGAGCAAAACATGGATCACTTATTCTGAATTAGATAATGGTGCTGAAAGATACGCTGAAGGAGTGGAATCTACCAGCACCATTTTATTTCAAGTTGATATTTGGTCTTTTATGCCTGTTAAGGGTGATTTAAAAGAAGTGGTAAATACTTCCATGAAAAATATAGGTTTCAAGCGTATTACAACAGCAAATTTATACGAATCAGATACGAAAATATACCACTATGGTATGAGATTTCGTACTGACATTAAACTTTAGGGGGAAAATAAATGGCTATTCCAATCGATTTTAGAGATTTACATTATGCAATTTTAACAGAAACACCAGATGGTAAGGCTACCTATGCTACGCCTAAACGAGTTGGTTACACGGTAAGTGGGAAAGCATCACCTAAATCTGAATCTGTTACGTTTTACGCAGAAGGTGGTCCACGAGCGACAGCTTCGGCCTTTGGTGGAGTAGAACTTGAATTTGAAGTAGATTCATTGCCATTAGAAGTGTATGCAGAAGTATTAGGTAAGAAGGTTGTTAAAGGACAAGTTGTCGATAACGTAAATGATATCGCGCCATATGTAGCAATTTTATATCGCTTGCCTAAAGACAACGGAAAAAATAAATTCTATTGCTACTATAAAACAAAATTTGAAATTCCAGAGGACGAGCACAAAACAGCAGAAGACAAACCGAACTTCCAATCATCCAAAGTGAAATGTAAAGCGATTCAACGTGAAGATGGAAACTGGAGACATATTTTGGATGAAGAGTCAACGGGTGCGGATGCTTCTGTAGCTTCAAATTGGTTTAAAACAGTACCAAGCCCACCAGTAGTGGCAGGACAAGTTTAAGAAATCTGACAATGAGAAGGTGCAGCATAATGCTGTGCCTTTTATTTATGAGAGGAGATTCAATTATGCAAGAAACACAAAAAACAGAAACGTTTAAATTGGTTTTAAATTTATCTACTGGTAAAAAAACTTTCTTTCTACCTAATTTCATTTCGGCTACTGATGCATTTGCGGCGGCAGAGTGGACAGAAAAGTTAAATGCTGAAACTGTTCAATTTGATTTATTAAAAGAAGCTACTCAATTTGTTGTTAAATTGTTTGGTAATCGCTTCACGGTAGAGGATTTCCTTAATGGTATACATGCTTGGTTTTTAACTTCAACTATTTACTCTATTTGTTTAGCGATTATAGGGCGTATTGCTGAAGCAGTTGCTATTATCAATGCTATTGATTCGAAGACAAATTTATCAAAAAAAAAGAAAACGAGAAACAGAAGGAACCATTCAAACCGACAGAATTAATGCTTGGTATTTATAGCATGCTTCAAGATACTGGTATATCTCAAGCAGATATAAATCAAATGGATCTAGTCCTCTTTTTTAAAACATTAGGCTACAAACAACAGCAAGAAGATAAAAAAGTTGTTCGAACAGCAGATCAAGCGCCAGCTTGGTTATAAAGGTAGGTGAGATAAATGGCTGGAGATATGGAAATTGGTGCCCGGGTCACACTTGACACCCAACGTTTTGAAAATGGAGTCGCAGGAATTAATCGTGGTTTACGCTTAATAGACTCAGAGTTTAATTTGACGAGTGAACGTGCTAGGTTACTTGGGAATTCTGTAGAGCAGTTACAAAATAAATTAACGTATTTGAATGAAAAGTTCACTCTACAAGGACAAAAGGTAGAGCATTACCGTCAAAAAATTGAACAAGCAAGACAAAAGCAAGAACAATTACAAGCATCCAATTTAACATTGGCAGCATCGATGGAACGCCTTGAAACACAGTATAACCAAGCTGTACAAAATTTTGGACGTAATTCACAAGAAGCTAAACAATTGAAGCAAGAATTAAAGCAGCTTCAAGTTGAATATACATCAAATGGTCAGGCACTACAGCGATTAAATACGCAAATCGATAACAATACAATTGCTAAGAATCGTGCTGAAACAGCTCAAGAACGGATTCAAAATGAAATCAGAGAAACAAACCGCGAATTAGCCGAACAGCAGAATCGTCTACATCGAACTGGGGAACGAATGCGTGATACAGGAAATAAAATGCAGGATGTCGGCGGTCAAGTCGGAACAACCTTTGCAGCAATGACTGGCGTTATCGGAGCCGGACTTGCGGTGGCTGTGAAAGAATCGATGAACTTTGAGCAGAAGATGGCGGATATTCAAGCAGTTTCTGGTGCAACTGGCGATGAAATGAAAAAGATTAGTGAACTTGCTGTAGAAATGGGAGAAAAAACAAAATATTCTTCTGTACAAGCAGGACAAGGGATCGAAGAGTTAATTAAAGCTGGGGTAAGTCTAACTGACATTATTAATGGTGGTTTAGAAGGCGCTCTTAACCTAGCGACAGCTGGGGAATTGGAATTGGGAGATGCAGCAGAAATTGCTTCGACAGCTCTAAATGCGTTCAAGGATGATAATTTATCAGTAGCTCAAGCAGCTGATCTATTGGCTGGTGCAGCAAATGCTTCCGCAACGAATGTTAGTGAATTGAAATTTGGTTTATCAATGGTTTCAGCGGTAGCAGCGGGTGTAGGACTAAGTTTTAAAGATACTACAACAGCCTTAGCTTTATTTGCACAGAACGGTTTAAAAGGTTCTGATGCAGGTACTTCACTGAAAACAATGCTTGCAAACTTAATTCCTAAATCTAACGAAGCATACGAAATGTTTAGCGAGTTGGGATTAATAACAATTGATACTGGAAAGGCAATGCAGTTTCTTGGAGAAAAAGGTATTAAGCCAACTTCAACGTCATTTCAAGATGTAACTGGATCTTTATCTGAATACGCAGCTAAACAAGCTGGTGTAAAAGTTGGGTCTGAAAAAGCTGAGAAAGCATTTCAGAAGTTATCCTTCTCAACGGGTATCATGACAAACGCCTTTTTTGATTCAAATGGAAACTTAAAAAACATGTCCGATATTGCTGAAGTTCTCCAAATGGCAATGCAAGGGTTAACGGCTGAACAAAGACAATCTTACATGTATACGTTATTTGGATCTGATGCTATTCGTGCCGCTAACATCCTTTATAAAGAGGGCGCAAATGGTGTGAAAAATATGTATACGGAAATGTCAAAGGTAACAGCATTAGAAGTTGCTGAGACGAAGATGAACACGACTAAAGGGAAAATGGAACAGCTAAGTGGTGCTGTAGATACACTGAAAAAATCATTCGGTGATGCTTTGTTACCGATATTAGTTGATGTGGTAGAAGGTGTGCAAGGTGTAGTAGATTGGTTTAATAATTTAGATGAATCCACACAAAGTACGATTGCTAAAAGTGCATTATTAGCTTTTGGGATAGCTGGTGTAACTACAGCGTTAGGCTTTCTTGCTATGGGTGTAGGTGCTTTATTGGCAAATCCGATTGCTCTAGCTATAACAGGAGCTGTTCTTGCAGTTGGAGCGTTGGGTATAGCGTTATTTGATCTGAATGAAAAATCAAAACAGGCTGAATCTCAAGTAGGGAAATTTGGTCAAGTAGTGAGCGATGCAACAAGTAAAGCAGCTGGCGCCTACGTGGATTTAAAAGATAAAGCAATCAATAATATGATGGATTTGAAACTTAAAACAGGCGAAGAAGCAAATAAAGCAGCCGATGAAACGATTAAAGCTTTTCAACGAATGACAAATGAAGTCGTTAAAGAGCTAGAAGGTAAGAAAAGCGATTTTAACAAAATGTTTAGTCAGTTGATGGGAACTGTTCCAGAGGGTGCAAAGGAATCTTTGGAGAAGGTCAAAAATAATATAATTGAATCAATTAATAAAGAAATTGAAGTAGCTACGCAAGCTGAAAAAATCTTAGAAGAAGGTATCAAAAGGTATCAAGGAGATACCATGAAAATGCCAAAAGATTTTGCTCAAAAGTTTGATCAAGCATTACAAGTAGCTGATAAGAATGTTCAACAATTCTACGCAAAGGCGAAAGAAATCACGTCTATTTCAAAAGAAATAGAAGCTGGTGGAATGTTATCTGTAGATGCAGGTAAGAAAAGATTTGAGAGCATCATTAAAGTGTATGATGATGGTGTGAAATCTTTAGAAAAGCAAACAAAAGGCTGGCGTGAAAATGTAGAGAAAGCATTTAAACTAGGTGAAATTAAGCCAGAGGAAAGAAAAGCTACGTTGGATGCTATTGCTCTTTATGAATCCAAGCATGTATCGGATCTACAAACCATACGTGGTGATGCATTTAAAAAGCTAGAAGAGCATTTAAAAGCTGAAGATGCTTCTATTGTTTTAGCAAATGCCAACAAACTAGAAGCTGAAAATAAAGGTTGGGCCGAAAAGACAAAAGCATATCTTTTTGGGAAAGAAACTTATGAAGAAGTTTCTAACCGTTTTAATAGTGAACAAGAAAAAGCCGAAAAGGATCATAAAGATAAATTATTAGCATTTGAATTGCAGTATGGTAAATCAAGAATTGAAAGCATAGGCATGTATGTGGTGGAGTTGCAGAAAGGAACAGAATCCTCTCGACTTTTGGCAGAATCGATGGCAAAAGAAATAGATGGACAAATGAAAATTGATTTAGGACCAGCTGGACAATTTACAATCGATACTTTCTTACAAAAACTCCAAAAAGGTGAATTAGATTCTTCAGCTGTAGCAACCGCAAACGCCAATAAATTAAAAGATGTATATAAAGTAGACCTTTCACAAAGTGGTATTGAGTCTATGCAAAAGTGGATTGAAGGTATCAAAACTAAGGATACAGGAGAAGTAAGAGAATTCCTAAGTAAAAATATGCAAGGTAATACCACGATTGATCTTGGCATCTATGGAAAAATGACAATGGATTCGTGGATAACAGGACTTCAGAATGGAACATTGTCATTTGATACAGTATTCCAATTCTTCCAACAAAACGTTAAAAACGGAATGAAAGTTGATGCCACTCAAGAAGGTCAAAACAACATACAAACTTTAATTAATGGAATGCAAATTGGAGCATTGCCATTACAACAAGTCGCACAGACTATGGGATTAGATATTAAAAGTAATGTTCAAGTTGATCTTGGAGAAGCAGGGCAATTCAATGTGCAAACGCTGGTACAAGGTATGCAAAATGGTTCTATTAACGCTGAACAAGCCGCAAAGGCAATTGCTTTATTGGTTGAAAATGGGGCAAAGATTGACTTAACACAAGTGGGATTTGATATCAGTCAAACGCAGGCTAATGGCATTTCTGGTAATACAGCTCCTGAGAATGCGGCAGCAGGCAAGAAACAAGCTGTGGAAGGTATTATTGGGAGTACTACGGATGGTGGTGGCGGTAATAAAAGTGGTAGCGAACTAGGACAAGGCATAATTAGCCAAGATGGCTATATTAGAGGAAGTGCTTTGCAAGTAGTCGCTAGTGCTCATGGTGCTTTTAATACGATTAATGGAAACCCGGCAGGTAATGAAGGAGGCCAAGGTTTTGCAAGTGGTATCGTCAATCAAAATGGTTATATCCGAGGGAGTGCTCTTGGAGCTGTAGCTTCAGCTCATGCTGGCTTTAATAACGTTAATGGTACGCCACACGGTCAAAAGGGTGGCAATGAGTTCGCTCAAGGTATGGAGAATACCCAGGGACGAGTAAGGTCAAGTGGTTCTAATGTAGCAGAGAGTGGAAATTCTGGATTGAAAAGCGTTAGTTCTGTTAGCCCTGGTGAAGCATTTTCAAGTGGATTTGCTAGTGGTATTTCTAATGGAAAATGGAATGTGCAAAGTGTAGCGTCTAGTTTAGCTAGAGGTGCATTTGAAGCGTTAAAAGCTACACTTAATGTGAACTCGCCCTCACGATTGACACGTGATCAAGGGGGGAAACCTTTTAGTGAAGGTTTTGCGCTGGGGATTCAAAAAACATCTTATATGGCAGAAAATGAAAGCCGCACTCTTGGTACAAATGCGCATAAGTCTCTTGTAAATACGCTAAAATCCAATAATTTAGCATTTGCAGGTGTTCAAATGGCGCAAGGACTCGCAACCGGGATTAAGAGTCAATATTCTGTAGTACGAGATGCTTTACAAGGTTCTGTTACAGAAGCAATTGATGGTATTCGTTCTATTAAACCAGAAGAAATATTTAGTTTTAAAGGTGATGATCCGTTAACAAAATATTTTAATGCAATCTTTGTGGATGGAGATTGGCAAAACGATTGGATAACACATATCCCAGAGAATATGCGTGATATGGTTAGAGAAATCGGACGTCAAATGGAACGTTTTGAAGGACTTTCAATTTATGATGTTGGTAATCTTTCTAGATGGAGAGAAGTGTTATCTGATAATCCCAATGTTATACAGTATCGACCAGACAACGATAATCCAGATAAGGGACAATATATGCCATATAGTAACAGAGACCTTGCGCAACAAAGACCATTACAAATTGTAATAGATAGAATGGTTCTTGCAGAATTATTAATATCTCCATTGGAGCTATTGCAAGGACAGAAATTCGAGACAGATTTATTCAATGCAGGGGTGAGACGATGACAAAACAAACTCTTACAATTATTCAGGAAGATGGTTCTAAGTTTGTTATTTCATCCAATGACAAACTTACTGTTTTAAACTTTCTTCCTAATTCCCCTTTCTATAACACTGGATACGAAAAGTTAGATGGGAGACATGGAGAAATTGATTTAGGTGGAAGTTTTAATTCAAGGGACGATATTAAATCTTTATTTCTCGCAGAACCACATGGGATAGATGATTTTTATAACGTTCGAAATTTTATGTTCCGTCTTTTCGCTTCGCAATCTCCATTTTATATTGTTTCAAATAGAGAGCCTGAGAAGCGTTGGAAAGTACGAGTGGCAAATAAGTATGAAGTAGAACCACAGGCGAACGGAAACTACAGTCTTATAGAAATTCAGTATAAATCAGCGAATGCTTTTGCTGAATCCTTACAATCGACGTTAGAAAAGATGCAAACAGAGTATACAAGAACAACAGCTACATTCTCTATTGATAATAAAGGTGATGTAGAAATTGATCCAAGGCAGATGCCTTTACGAATTACCTTTAAAGGGGCTTCTGAGAATCTTAAGATTAAAAACAAAACAACGAAAGAAGAATGGATTTATACTGGCACAACAACGGATAAAGATACAATTTTGATAAATCAAGTGAGAAGTACGAAAAACAGTTTGTCCATTGTTCGAGACACAAATAAAAAAGTAGTATCTTTAAGGGAAGGAATAAATGAATTTGAAATTACAGGCGCTAAAGGCGCTTTTTCTATTTCATTTGATTTTCATTTCCAATACTTATAGAAAGGAGGTGTGATGTTGGAATTAGTTACAGTAACTGATATAGCAGGAAATACAGAGATATTAACAGGCTTTCCAACTATAACTAGGGTTCGTAGGGTGAATGGAGAAAAAGGAATTAGTTTTTTACTATATCCTACAGAAGAAAATACACATTCTTTTCCATTGGTACAAGAAGAAAGCAAAATTGAATTTGATGGTGAAGTTTATATCGTAAAGCATTTAACGGAGAGAACGATAGAAAGTAAGTTTTACAAAAGGGTTGAATGCATTCATGAATTTTACGTAAATATGCTGAATAAGCAACAATACAAAGTTCATAACGGTAGCATGACTTTTCGTGATGCGGTTGATTTTGTCTTTGAAGGGACAGGATATCAAACAGTAATTATTGATCAGTTTTACGCACAAGATTTTCAAGAGTTTGGAAAAGAAAATCGATTGGCGTTACTAAAAAAGAAATTAGAGCGCTATAAGGCAGAAATATCGATTCGTGGAAATCTCGCCAGCTTTAAAGAAAAAATAGGGGAAGATACTGATTTTCAGTTTAGGTACAATTTCAATATCAAAACATTTGAAAGAGAAATTGATACAAAGCCTCTTGCGACTTATATTCGTGGATATGGTAAAGACGGGTTAGAGAGAGAATACACCAGTCCGAATGTACATAAATTTGGACTAATTGAAGCGGATTCCATAGATGACGAACGTTTTACAACCATAGATGGATTAGACAAGGCATTAAAAGAAAACCTACAGGACACGCCAGTTGTTAGTATGACAATTGACTTTATAGATTTGAGAAAAGCCGGATACCCTTACAATGTGCCGAATGAAGGGGATCGGGTTCTTTTAATTTATGAGCCAATGGATATTGATATTGAAACCAGAATTATGGAGATTGAGGAAGTATTTAATGTGAAGTTAGAGCCGATTGCATGTAGGGTTACACTAGCTAACTATAAAAAATCTTTTGGTGGGACACTTTTTCAAACTGTACAGAAGGCAATGAGTGGCGTTGTAAATGAAGATGGGAAAATTAAATACAATGCCTTAGATGAAGGAGTTAAACGTGCAAGTGAAGCAATTAAGAATGCTCAAACAGAATTAACATTTGAGAATGGCATACTTGGCGTTGATCCTAAAAATCCAAATAACCTTGTTGCATTCAATAGTGCTGGAATAGGTATTAGTCGAGATGGTGGGAAAACATTTAAAGAAGCTCTTACTTATGAAGGGCTTGTTGCTTCAGTAGGTGTTGTTGGTCAATTTGATGCAAATAACATTAAAGTTGGACCGGGTACATTTTTTGAAGAAGGTTATGATCCTTTTAAAGTTTCTAATAGGCTAGATACTTTGATTGATAACTTATCAGAAGATAACGTAATTACAGTGATTGAAAAACAATTTCTAAGTGCAGAGTGGGTAAAAATTCAAAATGAGTTTAGTTCCACTCTGCAGATTGCGGCAGGGTATTGGAAACCAGAAGAAAAGATTTTCGAAAGAGATATGTATACACAAAGATATGAAGAACTGAAGAACTTTTTAACCGTTGAACATGATGAAAATAATAAGGCAGCCATTTTATCACCAACTAATATGATAAAAGATTCGGTTATCAATGGTGACAGATATAAAAGTTGTTTAAAGAACTACTTTGAATCTAGGAATAAGATGAATGAGTTAATCTTGTTTCGTACAAAAGAGATTGCTGATACGGCTCAAAAAAATGTAGATGAAGTAACGAATCATATTGTATATAAAGTTGAGATTCGAAGTACAAACGGAACTACATTTAAGAACGGTCAAATTAGTACAGAACTTGAAGCGCGTGTGTATCACGGAGCAACAGACGTTACGAATACAATTGATTTTATATATAAATGGACAAGAAAGTCCGCTGATTCGCTAGGGGATAACACATGGAATATGGCACATGAAAATGCTGGTAATAAAGTCGCTGTTACAAATTTAGATGTAAATATACGAGCTACATTTGCATGTGAAATAAAGAAATTATAACCGGAAGGAAGATGAAGAATGGCAGTTTTAGCAAGTGGTCAAATTACTTTAATTGATTTGAACGATGCAAAAAGTTTAACGGGGTACATTGGATCAAATCAGGCGAAAGTACAAATTTTCAACCCAAATGGAAATACGTATACGCCTAACTGGACAACAAATAATATGATATTAACTCCGTCTCTATTTGTATCAGGTACAGCAACCGATATTATCGGACAAGCAAAGAGCATCACATGGTATGAACAAGGTAACAACACGCCAATTGCAAATGATACAAATTATTCAATTGGTACTGGAGTTGGAAAACCACTCACAATTAAGGCGAATATTTTAGCGTCTAAAAATCAGCAAGTATATCTCTGTGAAGTGGTATGGACTGATCCATCAACAGGATTGGATATCACATCCAAACTGGATATTGAATTAGTCAAGGTGACGAATGGAGCAAATGGTAGCAATGGTGCGAACGGTCAAAACGCTATTGCTGCATATGTATGGGCGCCAAATGGGAACATTTTTAGAAATAGCACAGGTAGTCTTATCGCAGAATGTGATGTGTTTAATGGCTCCACGCAGCAAACAACAGGTGTTACGTATCAATGGTATAAACAAGATGCTTCCGTTTCTACGGATCAAGGCGGAGGTGTTGGATGGTTAAAACTTACTTCCACAGCAACAGGCGGAGGAACAAGCGGACATACTACTGATAAATTAACAATTCCGGCCGGAGCTGTAGCAGGAATGGCATCTTTTAAATGTATTGCCACTTATAGTTCTAAAACGTACGTAGATGTTGTTACCTTTGCAGACCAAACAGACCCATTGCAAGTAACACCAATAGCACTTACAGGAAATGTCTTTAAAAACGGACAAGGTATGGTACAAGCTATTGCGAAAGTGTACCAAGCCGGAGCAGAAGTAGATGCAGCCGGAACAAAATATCAATACAAATGGTACTTATATAATGCAGGTGGAACGATGGTTCCAAATTGGGGCGGAACAACAAATTACAAAACAGGAAAAACACTTACGGTGCAAGCTTCAGAAATCACTGGTAAAGGCACTGTAATTTGTGAGATTGAGTAGGTGATGGTGTGCCAAAAGCAACAGGTTTTTTAACGTTAATTGATTTAAACGATGCATTAATTAGTGGTTCAGCTCCTAGTAATCCAACTACAGGAACACTATGGATAGATTCGTCTGTTAAACCCAACGTTATGAAAATGTGGGATGGGAAGAGTTGGGTAGTTCAATCCCTAGACTTAGCATCGTTGGATAAGGATGCTAATGACAAAATTGAAAATGCAACTACTACTCTTTCAAACCTTGCTGACGATTCAAAAATTGATATTACAGAAAGAAGTTATGTGAAAGATAAACTAGCAAATATAATCGGATCTGTATTGCCCGATACAGCAAACACATTGCCAGTCGCTACGACTTTAGATAGTGGAGGGAAAGGGGAGTTTTACTCTGTCCGCAAACAGGCAATCAATATTGGAATACCAACTTCAAATACAAACTATATAGCCGTAGCAACTCAATACACAAATTTAAAAACGTATTTAGAAGCTCTTACACCGATTGATGCATGGGATACATCCATTGGTAATAAAGACAAGGTAATCCCGATCAATCCCACCGTGTGGCGTGATACATGGCTCAAATACTATCAATCTGTGGACGCTTTAAGCGAATTGATTCAAGCAAAAGCAAAAGAAAACGTGGATAATCAAATGCCCGGCGGAAGAAATATGCTTAAAAATACAGCCGATTTTATTGCAAATAGAATGTGGGCTGATAATGGTTCAGGACCCGCCTATCCAGACACTTCCGTGCTTTATAACGGTAAAACAACATTAAAGGTTCCGATGCCTAATGGTGTGAAGTACCTTGATAGGAACATGCTTTTAAAACGGGATATGTACTACACGTATTCAGTGATGGCATATGGGTCAGCAGCAGGAGCAGGGGGGAACGTATCACCTTTACATTTTTGGGCGCACATATCAAAAGATACATCAGGGCAGCAAGTGGAGATTATTAAATATGATCAGTCTTTTCCGGCTAAACAATGGAAACGTATTTATGTCACATTTTTAACACCAAAAGACAAAGATTTATTCTTCACACCTTTTATATTTGGAGGATTAGGAACAGGTGGTACCATAAATGTAATAGAGTTTATGCTTCAAGAGGGAAACATGGTAGGAGATTGGACTGAAAACCCTGATGAGGTACAAGCTAGAATTGATAAAATTCAAGCGGATTTACGTTTAACGAGTCCACTTCCAACTACAATATCACTGGATTCAAGTGGTATAACAGCTAATACCGCAAAGGCTGATTCCTTTGCTAGAATGGACTATCGTGGGGTGTATTGTAAAAAAGGTGCTATACAAATAGAACGTCAAGACGGATACAACTTAATCATAGATGGCACAGCGAATTTTGATATGGGTGTTAGTTCTCATGAACCTCCATTTATGTCACCGGGTGTGAATTCTAATGCCTATTGGTATGCAACGCGAAATACGATATGGAGTAATTGTAATTATTTCACGTTTAAACATACAGGTAGGTATCTTGTTTTTGCATTGAGTCTTGCGATTGATCCGGGTTCAGCAGCGCAAGTGAAAATCAGAGATATTTACGGGGCGGATTTATGGTATACCATGCATAGCAAAACCATTGCAGACGATTATTATGTAAATGCAACCATTGATTTAGGTGTACCAACAGGGAACATGAGATATGTCTTTTTAATGTTAGCATCGAATAGTGCGAATCATACAGCATACGCAAGGGTATTGAGTAAATGGCTAGAGAGGTGATACCGATGGAATTAAAAGAAAAGTATGAGCTTCATGAACGGTATAAAACATGTATTTATGCTGATTCAGACGATAATGGAAATATATCGCAGGTCGAGCATGGACAACATATTATACCCGGTCAAGATTATATGCATTTTTTTAGAGTTGATCGTTATATAGCAGACACGATTCAAAACTATAAAGTTGTGTGGAATGGGAGAATTGCAGAGTTACAGGCAATTGATCGTGAAATTGAAAAATCAGTAAAAGCAATATATTTCGCCCCTACAAAAGAAGAATTAGAAAGGGAAAAGGCAGAAATGGAAGCAAGACTCAAATTACTTGAAGAACAATTAGCGGCACAAAAAGTCGCGCCAATCGAAAAAGAATAAACCAAAGAGAGACAATTAAGTATGTCGCTCTTTTTTTATTGCCTAAAAAGGGGTGGTTAAAGTGGAAGGGTTACAAGATGTAAGAAATGATGTACAAGAAATGAAACAAGAAATTAAGGAAATAAGGTTAGAGGTTAAAAGTTTGGAAATGCGTACAACAGGCAACGAGAAAGATATTGATAATATCAACAAGCAACTAGATAAGATCAGTGCAAATACTACTTGGATTTTACGGCTTATTGTCGGTGGAATTGTAGGAGTTGCACTCACCTTCTTTTTGAAAGGAGGTGGTATGTAATGGTTAGTTTAGCCGTAATGATTGGAATTGTAGTTGGTCTATCACAGATCGCCAAAACAATTGGATTACAAACAAAATATGTTCCGTTATTGAATTTAACGCTTGGCATTGTGCTAGGCGTTTTATTTTTGGGCGGAGATATCAAAACAAATGTATTTCAAGGAATCATCATTGGATTGTCAGCAAGTGGATTATTTGACCACACAAAAATTATGAAAAAGGATGTTGATGCTAAATGAAAAAGACAATGAAACATATTACCTCGTTTCTTATGATTCTAGTGTTTGCTGGCTCGTTTGCTACAAGTGCTTTTGCTGATAGAACACTTATTATTCCTGATTTACCTAAACAACCATATCGTTACGGTGTTGGTGCTTACGAGGGCGTTGTAGCACATTCTACGGCGACTCCAGAAGCACCAGCTATCAACATTCAAAAATATGAGTCTCGTACATGGAGAAATGCATTCGTTCATTATGCAGTAGATTGGAATGAAACAATCCAAATTGCTGATACAAAGTACATTGCTTATGGTGGTGGACCAGGAGCAAATAAACGCTTTGTACATGTTGAACTTTGCGAAACAGCAGATTACGATAAATTCAAACGCAGCTATGATAAATACGTAAAGTTACTGGCTAAAATCCTTCGTGATCGTGGTTTATCTGTGGAAAAAGGATTATGGACTCACTATGATGTAACGAAATACCTTGGTGGAACAGATCATGAAGATCCACTTGACTACTTAAAGTCTCATGGCGTTTCAGAAGCTCAATTTAGAGCAGATGTACAACGAGCATATAACAATTCTAATGTGGATGTTTCTGTGCCTGAGAAGCCATCTAAACCGGCAGAGGTACCGACAGCGGTAACAGATGGAATTGCTTATATTGAAGGCTACAACGTTAATTTACGTAAAGGACCAGATAAAAGTTACTCTAAGATTCGTCAGTTAAATAAACCAGAATCTTATGTTGTATGGGCTGAAAAGGATGGCTGGTTAAATCTTGGTGGAGATCAGTGGATTAAGAACGATCCGTCTTATGTGAAGTTTAATAAGAAAAGTACAGTGGATTCTTCTATTGTAGGTAAGCGCGTTGTTTCTAAAGTTAATAACCTACGATTCTATGATGCTCCATCTTGGCAGGATAAAGATGTTGCTGGTTCTGTAGATACAGGATTAGGATTTACGATTGATGCGAAAGTGAATGTTAATGGTTCACCGCAATATAAAGTACACAATAGCAAAGGTAAAACATACTATGTAACAGCAAATGAAGCCTATGTGTATGTGAAGTGA